GAACCGCAACCGTATGTCTTAAATTTTGCATCTTCGATTATTCCATTTTTGACTTTGATTTGTAATTTCATCACGTCGCCGCAGGCAGGTGCTCCTACCATACCCGTACCTACGTCAGTGTCATCCTTGGAGAAGGATCCCACATTGCGTGGGTTCTCATAGTGGTCGATTAATTTTTCTGAATATGCCATTAATTTGGTACCAATACTGTTTTGTAGCAGTTGCAGTTGGCATCCAGGATGCTTTCATAATGATAGCCCATCGGAGCTTGAGGAACCTGTACAACCACCGGGGGCGGCGGCACAGGGCGAGCATGTATAACACCATAAACCACAGCACCACCGATTATGGCCGGTACTACCCAATCATAATGACTATGACTCGGATAATGTCGATGTCCATAATATGGGTTTGCTAATGCCACAGTCGAAGCCAGGACCAGTGCCGCTGCTACGAGAATCTTTTTCATGGTGTTCTCCTTAAAGAGTTACAATAATATAACGCCTTACCAGAGTAGACAGTTTACTACAGATCCACCAAAAGGTCAATCTTTATTTGCCCATTCCCCGGCGCATGGCCGCTTTGGCATTCTTGTCCACTATCTTTTCGGCTTGCTGTGTGTCCATCTGATTTGACTTTTCTGTATTGCCTTTGAAACGGATCACGCCCGAATTTGGCTCAAGTGGTTCCAAGATGTTTTTGAGTGGGTCTCGGGCAATGAGGTCGCCCAGTTGCCCTTGGTTAATGTTGATACCCATGCTGTTGGCCAGATCAACAAAGGCGTCTTGACTGATCTGTTTCCGGGCTGCGGTATCTTCGCTGCGGCCTAACAAGAACTGGCTCAAAGCCACCAGCTTCTGTGTGTTAGCGTCAGCTACTTCATTGATTCGCATTATCGCTTGGCGCGACCTAATGCGCTCTTGGCAGGTCCTGCACCAGTTAAACTGGCTTCAAGATCTGATGAATCATCCTGGCTGTCCATGTCGGGTTCCATACCCGAATCGAGTTCTGCACCAACTTCGGCGTCCATGTCGTCGAGACCTGGTACTGTGGGAGCACCTTGTCCTGTGACCACACCAACCGCACCTTCCATCTGTTGCTTGCTGGCCTGGAGATTCTGTACTAGTCCAGCCAATGCAGCAGTGGCATCGTTGTTAAACTGTGCTGATTGATCTACGCCCACTTCGTTTTTGATCTGTTCTACCAAAGCAGGTAAGTCTTTGAACTGTAGAGATGTGACCTGTTCAATCATCTTTTGCATCTGATCCACGATGTCCTGTGCAGCCAATACTACCTGGGCTTGCTGGATTTCACTTTCTTTCAAAGTTTTGCGCAAACATTGTACGAGACCTTGCTCAAGTACGATTAACTTAAGGTAAGCCGGGTTATGTTCGCTATAGTGGAATTCTGGCTGACGGCGATGCTCCTTGATTAACTCGCGGACCTTAGACAGCATTGAATATGCTTGATTTGATGGAATCGAATCAAACGATACCTTCTGGCCAAAATAACTTTCAAAAACCTTAGCGGTTTGCTTTGTTTGATGTGGTGCGTCCAGTTCTTGCAGTTTCATTATAGAATCCTCGTTGTTGTAGATATTTAGCCCAATCTATATATTTGGCCAGTTGTATTTCCAGTCTTTTGCGGCGTATGATCTTGGTTTCCAGCTTGGTACCTACGTCCTCGCGGAAACGATATTTACGACTTTTTTCGGCTATTTTTGATCTCACTGCTATGTCATTGTTCAACAGACCTAGTGCAGAGTCGGCTATTAACATTTGTTCTGCAATGTTGGATCTATTGTGTTTTTCAAGTATGCACCAACTTACCGCTGACCGTGTGCTACTAAATTTTCCAATTTCTATGTTATCTTTCAGTACCATATATCCAGGGTCCATTGGAACTATGCGGAATTTTCCAAATAATTCATATTCTCCAGCATCGCCATTTATGATTAAATGTTGTTTGATCGAATGAACTTCTTTTCGTATCCAATCTTCCAGTTGTTTGTTTTTGTTCATTTGAAAACGTAGTGTGTTATTAAGTAACCGATAGTACCAATCAACACAGCGATTATAGAACCGCCCCAATACAGCAGTTGATCCGTGCGTTTTTCGGACATCTTGTTCACGATACCATGCACTTCGTTGATCACTCTTTTTACGTCAGTGACATCATCTCTCACGTCTTTGATACAGTTTTCCAGGGCATTATAGCGTTGGGCGCACAATTCCACATGCGCTTCCAGGCTCTTCTTTTCGATGTCAGTAGGCTCGACCATGTTATCTCCCAATCTTATATTTATTCTATTACATCAAACCAAATATTTTGGTCAGATCCATTGGCGATCAATGTGACAGAGAATCTAGATTTTTCATTCAGTCCGGTGAGCATGGGTACACCTTCACAGTCATTTTTAAGCAAACCCAATGAGTCATTGCTGTCCCCAAACACTTGATGTATGTCTGTACCAAATTCAAATTGCCAAATTCCATCGTTTATTTCGGGGTCGGACACATCATTGATCTGTGTTCGAAGCTGTAATAGTTGAGTGATTGTTTCCCAGTTACGTTGTTGATTGCGACTAAGATGCCACGTGGATTCGTTGGTGATTTCTTTGCCAGAACGGTCTTGGAAAGGTATCCTGCTGGGTTTATAATGCCCTGTGACTCCAGTGGCAGTGATATCAAACAGTGTACGGCATCTTATCTTCATTGGCAGATATTTAAGCCAATAAAAAACCCTGGTAAAATACCAGGGTTTTTAAATCATTGTCAACGATTAGGTTGTCAACTTGAAACCAACGCTGGCACCAGTTGCAGTGCTGAATTGATTGGTACCTGGTACACCGGCTATGTTGGCAGCGACCAAGATTGTTGCGTCATCATACGCGCCAGTAGGATATATTCCTAGTGACAGAGCTACACCGTCAACCTGGTACATGGCCACTGTGGATGTCTGCTGGATTGAACGAATTGCGTTAGAAACGAATTGGTTCACACCTTGTTGTGCAGCCATTGTGTTGGCTGCGACTAGACGGAAAAAGTCTAGCTTGGGACCTTGCAAGTTTACAGGTGTTGCTGCGGTGCTTGCGTTTGCTGCTACAGGATTACGAACGTCGGTAGCGAATACCGGTTGTGCGTCACCGCTGGTTGGGGTAATTAAAGCCATTTTGTTTCTCCTTGGTATGTGGACTGTTTGTCCTACTCGTATTTAGCCAATCTGGAAAAATTTGTTCTATGCAGGATTATTCTTGGCTCTGTTTGCACGGCTGAAATCAAAGCGATTTACTGCCTTGGCTACGCCTGCAGGGGTAGAGAATACCCATCCCTCTTGTCCAGGATGCTGCAAATCCAAGCCCTGCTGTAGATCCGTTTTGATGTCATGCAACAATACAAATGCACTGAATGCTGCACTGATGCCGTCGGTATTGGATCTTGGGCTCTGCAGGTATTCCACAATGTTGTTGTACTTGCGTGGGCTCACTTTGTTCTGTAGATAAGCGCCGAAACCCGACAAGAGATTTTCAAAACCAGTGACATTTGGATTGGCTACTATGCTGTTGATATAATCCACGCACAATGCAGGTAAATCCGTAATCTGTAGTTGGCGTAGTTCAGCAGGATTAAACAGTTGATCAATCTGCGCTCCATGCTGAGATAACAGTTGCTTCAACGCTTTGATTTTGGTACTTTGGGGTTTGACAGGTTTCTGTGGAATCACAGGTTCGATCAATAACAAACCAGGCACTGACTTGAGCTTGCCCATCAGTCCAGGGGTCACTGGCTGTTTGGGCGCACCAGGTTCATCATAATAGGTATGTACAGCCACGCCTTCTTCACTGGCACCAATTCGTCGCCCTACCTCAGAAGCAGCAGGAATGCGATACTCGATGGTATTTGGCATGAACACATAATTGCCGGCTTCCAGTGTGGGTGTGCTCATATACAACAGGTCACCTTGTATATAACCACGAAAGTTTTTAGGCAAGGAGGCTTCTAGTTTAGGCCACAGCTGGGAATATATGGGTGTGAGCTGTTGTGTGCGTGTGGCAGCATTGCCTTTGGCTGCTGCTGCTGCATCACGTGCAGCCATCTGCTGTGCTATTTTCTGTGGACTAGAGAATAAGCCATCGTAGCCTTTGGCTGTGAAACCCGCTACATCTGTAAGGATGAATGTGCCGTCGGCTTTGCGACCAAATATAATAGCAGGCTTACCGTCCCACTTTACTGTGGTAGTAGAGGGATCTTGGCCTACTGCTGCCACAATGGCCAGTGCTTCACGAATGCCGCGGCTGCCCTTGCGGAACACTAGGTCTTCTAGGTGCTCAATACCTTTGGCTTTGCCGCCTTTAACTTCATCTTCTGTGAGCATAGTATCTTCAATCAGCTTGTACATGCCCTGGTTCACGATGCGATCGCGCAGGCGAGCCATAAAACTCACATCACTTTCTTCTTTAAGAGTGGGTTCTTCTAGCCCTTCACGAGATAGATATTCTCGGAAATCAGCTAGTTTAGCATCACGCTGTGGGTCTCGGGCCAATGCAGAATAAATGCTTTCCACGTTCCGAAGATTGTCACGTGTGGCTCGGGGTCCCAGCAGCACCTGTGCCACATAGTCGGGATCCATGCCACCATCTACCAGTTGATTGGTAGTGCGGCTAAACATACCATTGGCACCTACTTTGAGTCCCGCCTGTTTAGCAATGCTTGACATCAGCACATTGCGGTTCATACCCTTGTATGCCGAGTTTTCAGCACCACCATAATAGAAAGTGCCCCAGTCTAGGTTGGGAAAGAACATGAAGTCAGTTTGCACAAAGCCATTCTTAACATTGCCGGCTATGGGAGTGCGTAGATGTACTTCCCCGCCCTTCTTGACAAAAGTGCGGGGATCTTGTTTGTTTTTCTGCACAAACTGTGTGAGCAGTGCTGCTAGATCTTCTTTGCTGATTTGATTGATGTCCACTGCTAGATCCAGGTCACCAGAAGTGGCTTTGCGACCTGTGCTGCCCAACCAACGCTCCGGGGGGAACTTGATACCTGTGACTTTTTCCACCCACTTGATTGTGGCAGGAACGTCGGCTTGATTGATGCGTTGTGTAAGAGGAGTACCGTCGGCGTCTTTGAATACGTTGCCGCCTTCAATTAGTTTTATCATATTAGATTAAATCCCAAGGAAACCAACACTGAGTCTAGAGAAGTATTTCCTGTTGATTTAATAGCAGGGGTTGCTGCTGCTATAGAAGCCAACGCAGAGGCTGCTGCAACTGGTGATGATGCGGGGGAATATCCCTGCACAGATATTCCTTTGTTGGTCAATGCTTTTGCGATTTCGTTGACCACTTTGCTCTTTTCAGATTTAGACAACACCTGCCAGGCGTCGGATCTATTGGTCGCTAGAAATTGACCAATGTTTCTAGTGTCCGTTGTTGTAGCACCTGATAATCTATTTTGTATAGACTGTGCGGCTTTTTGTACATTGATTGCTTTGGATTGTTCTGACGGGGGTGGGGCTTGAGCCTCGACTTGAGATACCGATGCAATCTGGGCTAGTTGTTGCCATAATGGTGCTTGCGCAGACGGACTAGCAGCACCTGGTTGGCTCATGGCTTTGATCAACGCTTCTGCTTGGCTGCGATTATTGAGATTCTCATAGGGCAGTCCAACAAATAAATTTCTTACCACAAAAGATCTAAGAGCGTTTTCGTATACTTTGCTCTGTCGTTTCTTGAATTGATCTAACTGTTTGGGATCTGTTATAGATTTTTCTAACTGTACTGCATATTGTGCCCAGGCCAAGGCAGCTTTATCTGCTGCTGTCTTCACAAGATTGCCTTGCTTGATATAGGCTTCTTTCTGATCCAAAGTCATACCCGCTAAGTTTGGATCCGACGATAAAGTTGCTTTGATCGAGTCCCAAAGTCCTTCATTAAGATCAGATGGTTTCTGTGTTAGTTCATGAATTTGCATCTGTTTTCCTGACTGTGCGGGTGAATTTGTTTGGATCGCGTAACTTGATGGCATTGATCAGTTTGCGTTGTAGATTTTCTGCTTGTTCAGGGGTGTAGGATGCATCTATCTGCTCTAATAGACGTATAGCGCCAGTGATGATATTATTGGCGCGACTCTCGATGACATGACGCTGATCACGCTCAGCGTATAAGCTCTCAAGTTCTTCCAATAAACTGCGTGTTTTCTTCTGCATTTTGTTTCCAGGACCTTTTTATTATTTATTGATATTTAAGCGTCAGGGCTCGACTTGAATCAGTGTAATATTACTTTTTGTGTGCAATATCCAGTGTATAACGTCGGCTACACGTTCCAAATCCAGCCAATTTTCGTGTCCGGGTCTGCCATCATTTAGACCGCTTACTATTACATGTGTGCTTTTAACTCCGGTGATTCCCGCTTGCGAACTGAGTTCTAAACTGCGTGTTCGTAGCTTTTTTTTATTTTCAATGTATTCGGCATGTTCGGGCTCGTTTTTCCATTCAATGGTAGAACCCAAATTTATTACATGTCCAAAAACATTTTTTCTCATCCACTCTAAGTACACTGTTTCCAACAAACG